GGACGAATCGTGCTAAAGCCATACAAAACGTCAATACGGCAAGGTAAACGGTCATTATTGATATCGTACTGACGTACAACACGCATAGAGATACCGTTGTGAACTTGGCGGGAAGCCATGTCAACACCTTGTGGTAACAACAAGTCAGCGGTCGCAAAAGTGATCGCATCTTTGTGGTAAACCAAGTTTTGAGCGTATTGGCTAGAAGCAGAACCTAACATTGTTACTACAGCAGAAGCTTGTGGGAATGAATCCACAGTTGCCAATGCGTTAGCAGATGTATAGATAGCTGGGCTAATAGACAATGTAGCTGTAGAAGAACCAGTTGCAGCAGCAGTTACGGTGAACTGTTGCAAACTACCTGTTGACTCACGTGTTTGTGGGTTAACAGCGTATACGCTAGCGATTGTGAATACATCGCCTACGTTCCAAGTCTTGCTTGAGCCTGTAAAGCTGATAGGCAATGTAGCTTGACCTTCAGTAGCAACAGTTGAAGTTACAGTAATAGTTGTACCCCAAGCACCAGTTGTATGTTGCTTGATAGATTGGCTCATATTAACTTCATCAAAGCCTAGTACACCCATACCCATCATGCCATTCTTAAATTGACGGCTGATTGTGTCTGTAGGATTAAACAAACCTTTCATGCCTTCAACCAAGCCTGCGTTAGCTGCTGGGTTAACAGTAGCGTAACGTGGGGACATAACAGCAGCGTTTTCGTTCAACTTCTGTTGAGCTTGTAACAGCACCAATGAAGTAGAAGGAGTTGTGCCAGGTGTGCCAACTGAGCTATAAATTGCTTTGTAGCTGTTTGCTACGTCTGCATCGATAGAAGAAGCTAACTGTGAAATACGTGGTTTTAAAACACGCTCAGCAAAGTCATCTAACTGCATGGTCAATTCAGCAGAGGTGAAGTTAACACCAATGTGCTTTTGTGACGCTACAGTCAAAGTTGTGTACTGTTCGTTGTCGTCTTGAACTTGCAAGGCGGCACCGTCAGTTACCAAAGCGCGGTCTGGTAGGCGGATACGGAGAGTAGAACCGATTTTTGCGCCTTCAACAGCGAAAGAATCGTCATACTGGCGGTTTACGTTACGTGTGAGTACAAGGTTGTTCTCGAGGATTTCGAGAGCTTTTCTTGTAATCATGTCGATGGTTAAGATCGAATTTGACATAATAAAGTCCTAATTAAAAAATAGTTAGCGGTTTCTCTGCGCTTCCCACTTCTTGATCTGACGTTGGCGGTCAGCTTCAATCCACTCTGAAGTCGTCATGCTTTTAATGGCACGAGGATCCGTTGTGTCTGTTGCTGGCGATCCAGAGGATCTTGCCGTAATCGGAGCAATTGGTGCTGGGGCGCTCGAAGTCTTTTTTACTACGGGATTATCAGCTAATTTAGCCTCAATTTTCCCTAATTCTTTGGCTTGCTGGAGCGGCGATAAACGAGAAATACGATCGGCTTCTTTCGGATTAGACCCTAGGTAATAAGCCATATCGGGGCCAACTTCGGAAGATTGAATCGTTTGAGCCATTGCGTCAGTGATTGGGAGCTTGGGGTTATACGCAACTTGTTCAAAGTCATCGTATTTATTCCGTGCTTCTTCTTCTCTGTCGTGAAATGCCTCAAGAGTTTCGGACTGCATCCTAGCTTGTTCACGCCTAGCAAGCAATTCTTCTGCCTTACGTTCTGCCAATACTTCAGCATATTCATCAGGTGAAGCAAACTGCTCAATCGGCGGGATTTCTACTGGAGTTTTAAGCTGCTTTTCAGCGGCTCTAGCTGCCTGTTCTCTTTCCCACTTACGTTGTTCTCTAGCAAGTCGTTTACCAATAGCGGCGTCCAATTCTTCTTGGGAGAAGGTTTTGGGTGCTTCTGCTGGCTCTACTGCTTCCGGCGCTACTTCTTCAGCCACAGGTGCAGCCGTTGCCACCTGTTCTGGCGCGGATACTTCCGCTGGTACTACTTCTTGACTTTCGTCCATTTCGATGTTTCCTTAGAAACCCTGGTGTGTCGCACCAGTACGATATAAAAAATTAAACTTCTATTGATGCCACTTTAGCTTGAAAGGCTTTAATTCGCTCATCCAAGGCATTTCGGTCAGCGTCTATTTGTGTTTGTTTTGCTTCTAAACTAGCCTGTAGTTTAGCTAAAGAAGCTTCATTGTCAACTACGGCCTTTTTGTGTGCTTCTGCCGCTTTATTCAGATCGGCTAGATTTGTTTCGTATTGACCTTCACGTTTATTTAGGTCTGTTTCACGCGTATCTAAGGCTTTTTTTAGTTCTTTAGAAGCTGCATTAGCTTGTTTAGCCTGTTCTAAATTAACGTCGGCCTCTGCTTTTACGCTATCAGCGTAAGCCTGGGCGTCTGAACGCAGCTTATTGGCATCTTCAACAGCGGACAACGCGCCTTGACGTTTAGCCAATTCATCGCATAAAACGGCCATTTTGCCAAGATCTTTTAAAAAGTCTTTGGTGAAATAATCCATTAATTTGCTAGAGTCAATACCACCAGAGCCGTTAGAGAGATCCATGTCTATTCCTTACGCGTAATAAGAGATATTGAGCTTGGCACTGCCAGTTTGCTCAATAAATTGAATGTTTTTTAAGTTGCCGTCGTACTGTAAAGTAACGCCAGCTGCCAAAGGCATACCAACCGAAGCGGTTGGGGCTATGCCATCATCACGCCACCGAACACCTTGTGTTTCAGGGGTAATTAAGGCAAAAGTCGGTTTTTGATTAAGCCCGGTTAGGTCGAGGGCAGGCACTGTAAGGTTCTGAGCCGAACTTAGACTTGTAATCTGTTGATAACCAATACATACGGTTATCGCTTTTAAATTCATAGACATTAATATCTCCCTCGTTCCGTAAATGACCGGAGTTTTACATAAAGTTGTGTTGCCACAGTAATAATACTACCAAAAAAACCGCCTGCAAAGAAAAATCCATTAAAAAAGTTACCCATATTAAATATCTACTGCACCTTCGTAATCGCTAAAGGTCTTTAATACTGCGTAGATTGCAGGGATTAAATCACCATCTAAATCTTCCATTGCAATGTAATGAGCATTTTCTTTAACGGTTGCCATGTTGCCATGTCTTGCATCTTTGTTATAGTAAATAGCTACTTGCACTTGGATTTGGTCTTTTGTACCAAAAAAGTTAGTGATTCGTGCATAGGCTTGTGGTGCTGGTACACCAAATTGAGTTGATTCTAGGTTAAGTTGTAGTGCCATGATTGCTCCTTAGTAAGTCATTTCTGTTGTACGGATTTGGCAAACTGTACGAATAGTTGTAGCCGCTTGCCCTGTAAAAGTAACTGCTATTCCACCATTAGTAGTGTCTGCTGTAACACCTATTGTCCATGTTGCCGCACCTACATCAGCGTACATAGATGTGACTGTAACTCCAACAATGGTAGTAGTTCCAGCATTAGCACCTCGCTTGATTACACCTTCAATAGTCCATCCCTTAGTGTTACCACCGCCAGTTACTCCTGATACCACTTCACCTCTAAAGAAGTAAGCAGAGTTGTTAGGTAGGATGACTTGGTTGTTAGTAGTTGCCGCACTACCATCTGAAGTAAGTGCTGTAGCTGTAGCGTTTGTGGTTTGAGTTCTCAATACTAAAATAGCTGTTTGAGAATCTCCTGTTGTAGATATGGCATTTGAAGAAAGTACAAAATTATTGTTAATTGACCTAGTAGAGCCATTTACTCCTGTAACACAAGAATAATTACCATTTGATGTGTTTCCGTTTCCACCAATCACCATTGAAGCAAAGTTTGTTGCATTATTTGAAAAACCACCACCAACAAACGATGCCGCACCACTAGCTGTATTAGCGTTTGCACCACCAGAAAAAGTACCGCCACCGACAATAGCTGACCCAATACCTGATGCTGTGTTGTTTCTTCCACCACAAACAACAGACCAATCCCCACTAGCCACATTCCTATTAGCCGCAGTACCAGCATCACCACCACCACCGATAAATGAATAACTACCTGTAGCTTGGTTATTACCACCGCCAACAACAACTCCATGAGGGGTATAGAAAGATAGAGTGCTTGTAGATGAACCTGATGCGGCTTGGGAAAGGGTAAGACTTGTTCCTGATATAGCGGCTACATAGGTGTAAGAAGCTATGCTTGTGCCTTGAATCAACTGACCAACTTTAATGTTAGCGTTTGAACCTGACAATGTGACCGCAGTCGTAGCGTTCATTGTGCCTGATTGCGTAGTTACTGCGGCATTAGCTGTGCCTGAATTAGATTGACCATTACCAATAAAGTTAAACCATCCAGTAGAAGAATTGTAGTATCCACCAACAGTCATTGCATATTGTTGCGTTGCAGTATTACCCTGTCCACCAACAACACCAGCAACTTGATTGTTTACAACATTAGATACACCGCTACCAATAAAGGAATATGAACCTGAAAGAGTGTTTGATAAACCGCCAGACATAGCGGCATATGAAGCACTAACAGTATTTCCATATCCACCGCCAAGTGACGCATAAGAAGCACTAGCTACTTGAGCCGCACCACCTCTAGCAGTCTGCCAATCAACAGCATTAGCACC